ATTCTTGTGGGCCTTCGGGCCCACATAAATTTAACGGAGATTAAAATATGAAATCAGATGTAAAAGCAGTTAGACAAACAGCAGCAGGAGGAACTGGAGTTATTTTTGCTGGCAGAACAAGATTAAGAGGAATTATTATTGAATCAACTGATGCTGCAACAGCAGGTTCAGTTGTATTACAAGATAATACTGATAGTACAACTTTATTTTCTGCAGGTGTTCCTGCAGGAGATGTTTTTTCATTCAATTTACCAGAAGATGGAATTTTATTTCCAGGTGGAATGAAAAGCTCAACTTTGTCTTTAGCTAATTTAACTGTTTTGATAGATAAATAAGGAGAGTAGATGGCTACCTCTGGAACAACAATTTTTGAATCCAGTTTTTCTATAGCTGATGTTGTAGAAGAAGCTTATGAAAGAATTGGTATTCAAGGTGTATCTGGATATCAATTAAAAGGTGCACGACGTTCTTTAAATATTTTATTTCAAGAATGGGCGAATAGAGGTTTACATTATTGGGAAGTAGGTAATAATTCTATTACACTAGTAAATGGTCAATCAGAATATACTATGTATAGATCAACTGCTGATGGAACTTCTGATGCAACAGCTATTTATGGAGTTGATGATATTTTAGAAGCCGTTTATAGAAATTCTTCAAATGTTGATTTTCCATTAACAAAAATAAATAGATCCGCGTATCAAGGTTTATCTAATAAAACAGATACAGGAACTCCTACTCAATATTTTGTTCAAAGATTTATAGATAAAATTACAATTAATTTATATTTAGTTCCAGGCTCAACTGAAGCAGGTAATACAATTAATTATTATTATGTAAAAAGAATCCAAGATGCCGGAGCCTATACTAATGAAGCAGATGTACCTTATAGATTTGTTCCTTGTATGATTGCAGGTCTTGCTTATTATTTAGCAATTAAATTTGCTCCTCAAAGAATTGAAATGTTAAAAATGTTATATGAAGATGAACTACAAAGAGCTTTACAAGAAGACGGTTCTTCTTCAAGTTCTTTTATTACTCCAAGAACTTATTATCCAGAGGTATAGCATGGCTTTAAGTAAAGGAAAATTTGCTCAGTTCATATCGGATCGTTCTGGTATGGCGTTTCCATATTCCGAAATGGTTATAGAATGGAATGGATCAAGAGTTCATGTTTCAGAATATGAAGCTAAACATCCACAATTAGAACCTAAACCAACAAATACTGATGGACAAGGTTTAAGAAATGCTAGACCAGATAGAACTGAGCCTGCTACAGAAAGTTTATTACCAGGTAATCCATTTGATATTACGTCTGGATCTACAACAATTACAGTCACAGAACCTGGTCATGGAAGAAGTACTTCAGATATAGTAGTTTTTAGAAATGTAGATGGATCTCCAGGAGGAGTTGCGTATACAGTATTTGAAAATGCTAGCGGATATGCTATAACTGTTATTAATACAAATACATATACTTTTACATTAGGAGATACTCCTACTGTAACTGAAAAATCAGGAGGAATGACTGCGACTGCAGGTCCAGTTACATTAACACCATAATGGCATACACTTTAACAAATTTACAAGATGATATAAAAGATTACACTGAAGTTGATAGTACAGTTTTTTCAACTGGTGTTTTAAATACTTTTATAAAAAATGCTGAGAATAGAATTTACAGAGATTCCGATGCGGATGATAATAGATTTTATGCGACTTCCGATTTAGTTACTGGAAATAGATATGTAACTATTCCAGGTGATTTAAGAGTTATACGATATATTCAATTAAGAGATTCTAGTGGCAATCAAGTATTTTTAGAAAAAAGAGATACTTCTTTTATGTCTGAATACTATAACACTCCAGGAACACAATCTGGATTACCTAAATATTATGCTAATTGGGATGCTAATTATTGGGTGGTAGCTCCAACTCCGGATGATACTTACCAAATTACAATGGCTTATATTAAACAACCAACTAGTTTGACAGATTCCAGCGTAAGTGCTATAGGTACTTATGTATCCAACAAATATCAAGATTTACTTTTGTATGGATGTCTGGTAGAAGCATATGGTTATTTGAAAGGTCCTGCAGATATGTTGCAGTTTTACGAAGGATCTTATCAAAGAGCATTGCAATCATATTCTATCGAACAACAAGGTAGAAGACGGAGAGACGAGTGGCAAGATGGGATCATTCGTACTCCTTTAAAATCGGAATCCCCATCAAAATACTAAGGAGAAATAAATATGGCAAACATAGTACCTGACTCTTTTAAAACAGATCTTTTAAAAGGAACTTTCAATTTTGATTCTGGAGGTGACACTTTTAAAATAGCTTTATTTACATCATTAGCAGGTTTCAGTACTAGTACTACTACTTACACAGGAGCAGCAAACGAAGTTGCATCTGGAGGTGGTTATACTACTGGTGGAGAAACTTTAAGTAATACAGGTGTAAATGTAGGAAGTAACATTGCTTACTTAGACTTTGGTGATGCAACATGGACATCAGCAAGTATTACTGCAGTTGGAGCTTTGATTTACAAAAGTAGTGCCGGTAATGAAGCTGTATTAGTTTTGGATTTTGGCGGAACTAAAATATCAACAGATGGAGATTTTGTTGTTGTATTCCCTGCTAACGATTCATCTAATGCTATCATTAGATTAGGCGACGCGTAATAAAATAATTGGATAGTAGAAATGGCTTTTATACTTAACGACAGAGTTAAGGAAACAACCACAACTACTGGAACAGGAAATATTTCATTAGCGGGTGCAGTCACCGGTTATGAAACTTTTGCAAGTGGAATAGGAGATACAAATTCTACTTATTATGCAATATCCAGTAGTGGAAGTTCCGAGTTTGAAGTAGGAATTGGAAGTATAACCGCAGGTGCGCCTGATACACTTTCAAGAGATTCTGTAATATCTTCATCTAATTCTGATAGTTTAGTTAACTTTTCTGCTGGAACAAAAGATATTTTTTGTACGCTTCCTGCAACTAGAATTCCATCACCAGTTATGGTGGCTCAAGATTTTGTGAATACTCACAATTCGACTATTTCTCAAGATCAAACAATGGATTCTGGAGTATTAGCAGGGCCAGTTGATATAACAGGTACTTTAGGTATTACAGGTAAATTAATTATATTGAATTAGTATCTATAATGTAGTATTAAAACATAAGGTTAAAATATGAGTGAAATTAAAGTAAATAAGGTAAGTCCACAATCAGGAACTAGTTTTACACTAGGAGATAGTGGTGATACTTTTACTGTACCTTCTGGTGCTACATTAGACATATCTAATGCTACTGTTAGTTATCCAGCAGGCACTAATTTTAATACTGATTGGCAACCTAAAAAAACTGGTACCTTTGCTTCTGAAGCAGGAAAAGGATACTTTGTAGATACAACCAGTATTTCAATATCTACTACACTACCTGCGTCTCCTAGTTTAGGAGATACAATATCATATATAGATTATGCCGGAACTTTTGATACAAACGCATTAGAAATTAATCCGTTTGGAAAAAAAATAAATGGACAAACAGGAAATTTTTTCGTCAACACTGAAAGAGCTGGTTTTAGTCTTGTCTTTGTAGACGATACACAAGGTTGGTTAATAAAGGATAAATAATGGCACATAAAAATTATAATTACATATTAGCTGAAAATTGGGGAAAAGATTTTATTGAATTTGATGATAGAAGAAATTTTGAAATAAGACAATATCCAGGAAATATTTATAAAGTTCCTGCTCACAATAAAAAAGCTAACGCATGGATCAATGAAGTTTTAGGAACTATTAAAACAAAAGATGAAGCTGAAACTATTGTAAATGCTGAGATTCAAAATTATCAAACAGATTGGGATAATGACAATATTGATGGAGAAACAACAGAACAAAAAAATACTAGAATTGGTGAAAGACCTATGCTAGAAACATTAGAGGAGTAAAAAATGTCAAATTACGAAACTGAAAAAGGACAAACGGTTATAGCAACAGCTTCTGATCCTGCTAACCCAACTGAAGGGCAAATTTGGTATAATAGTACTTCAGCAACTGCAAAAGTTAGAACTTATGTTACTCCAGCTTGGGCTAGTGGCGGAGATTTAAATGTTGGAAGAAGAGGCGCTAAAGGTAACGGAGTAAGAACAGCAGCTTTACACGTTGGAGGATTTAATCCAGGTTTTTTTGCAAATGGTAAAACAGAATCTTATGATGGAACAGCTTTTACAGCAGAAAATGATCAAGTTAATCCTTCAGGTCCTCTAGGGGGATCTTTTAGTCAAGCACCTCAAGGAACTGCAGTTAGCTTTGGAGCACAACCGGGTCCAAATTCAAAACAAACTCAATTATGGGATGGTACTTGTTGGGCTTTAGGTAATAACATGCAAGTTGGAGTTCAAAAATCATGGGGTATGGGAACTAGAGATGCAGGTTTAGCAGCTGGAGGTTTTTCTTATGATGGAGTAAATCCTGGAGCTGGTAATTATTCACAAGAATACGACGGAACTTCTTGGGCAAATGGAAATACTATGGGGACACATGTAAACAGTCATGCAGGAGGTGGATCTCAAACAGCCGCTTGGGTTGCAGGATATGTTACAAACGTTTTTGAATATGATGGAACTTGTTGGTCAAATGTACCAGGCGTAGGGCCTAATCAACAAGGAATGGGAGGAGCAGGTCCTCAAACTGACGGACTTGTTTTCGGCGGACAACCTGCTATTACTACAACATCATTTTATGATGGAACTTCTTTTACTACAGGTCCAACTATGAGTTTAGCAAGATCAAATGGTGGCGCTGCATCAGGGACAGGTCAAGGTTCTGCTTTAGCAGTCGGAAATGGTCCAAATGTTGTTACTACAGAAGAATTAGATGGAGGATTTCAAACTCAAACTATAACTTCTTCATAGTAAATAAAATAATAAGAAAGATTTAAATGTCAGATTTAATTGTAAAAAAAGAAACCAAACAGGTTTTAGAAAATGAATATCGTTATTTAGAAGATGTTCTAGATAAAGATGATTTAGAATGTTTTAAACAATTGACACCGGAATTAAAAGATACTTGGAGTAAAAAACAATTATTTAGAACTGAAACAGAAATGAGAGTTTCTGTATTAAATGATTATAAATTTCCAACAAAAGCATCTAAGTATTGGCAATGTGTTAGAGAACAAGATGTTCATTTAGATTGTTTATTATCTCTTTCTATAGATAATAGAAAAAATGACGTAAAAATAAAAAAACTACAAAAAAGCATTGAAGAATGTAAAGATGAGTTAGATAAAGAATTATTAAAAATTGAATTAGATGAAAGAATATTAGATTATGCTAGAGTTAAAAATACTGCAAGACATAGAATAAGAGAAATACGATTATGGTCTAAATTAAAAGAAGAATTAGATGATGGAACTTTTGATACAAAAAATCCTGATACACATAAACGAGAAAGTTTAAAATCAATTATAAATAATAGAGTTAAATCTTTTACACCAGGAACGAGTATGCCAGAAATTTTTAATACTTTAGCTTTACAAGATACTTATGACAAAGTAATAAAAGAAAATCAAATTAAAAATTATGATCAAGAAAGAGAAAAACTACTTAGTCAAAAAAGTAAAACTGAGTGATTGTTTTTTACGAAATAAAAAAATAAATATAAAAGCTCAAAAACAAACAGATCTCTATAAACAGGTTTTAGAAAGTATAAAAGAAAAAGGTTTAATAAATCCATTAACTGTTGTTATGGATAACAATAAATATAAAGTGTGTATAGGTAATAATAGATATCTAGCTTGTGAAGAATTAAAAATTGAATATGTTAATATAATTATAGCAAAAAATGAAGAGCCTTTAGAGTTAAAAAAATATTATAAATTTTACAAAAAAGTTTTAAAAAATGAAAGCCCCTATATCAAATAAACAATATCATTTTTTAGTTTCTTTACCAAGAACAGGAAATACCTTACTAGCATCTATATTAAATCAAAATTCAGAAATAGCAGTTACACCGAATTCAATAACGTTTGAATTAATGAAAAAAATCATTTCCTTAAAAGATGATAGTTTATTTTTAAATTATCCAGATCATTTATCTTTAGATAATGTCTTAAATAATTTATTTAATAACTATTATGCTCATTGGAAACAAAAATATATTATTGATAGAAGTTTGGCATCCTTACCGGGTAATAGAAATTTTATAAAAAAATATATAAATCAAGATGTAAAATATATTGTTTTAGTTAGAGATTTATTAGAAGTTTTATCTTCATTTTTAAAATGGGCTCATGATGAACCTTCTAGTTTTTTAAATAAATATTCTTCTATTGAAGAAAAATTAAATTTTTTAATGAGAAAAGATGGTATGATTGCAATGTCTTTAACTGCAATTCAAGAATTATATAAACATGAAAAACTTGAAAATATATGTATGATAAAATATCATGATTTAGCTAGTAATCCAGAATATCAAATAAATAAAATATATGAATTTTTAAATATAAAAAAATTTAATCATAATTTTTTTGATTTAAATCAATTTGAATTAAATGGTATAAAATATGATGATTCTGTTTTAGGACATAATTTACACAAAATAAAAGAAAATTATACTGTGGATGATAATTCATTTATTGATTTAATACCACAATCTTATAAACAAAAATATGAGCATATAAAATTTTAGTATGATTAAAAAATATTCTTGTGAATTACTAAGTAATTTAAATAATGAAAAACTACAAAAGGAAATAAAAGAATATATTAAAGAAGTTCCATGTTGCATTTTTTATCCAAAATGTCCTCATCCTAGAGAACAAAGTGGAATTTTTTTAGACAGAAAATTCGATATAATTAAACAATCTTTACTATTATCTTTTAAAAAATATTTGAATACAGATTTTATTGATATTGGTTATATAAAAACATGGTGTTTTTATAATCCCGCTAATTCAACTATTATAGAAGGTTGGCATAATCATTTAACTCAAAAAGGGTTTCGAGAGATATCTGCTCTTTGTTATTTAACAAAAACTAATTTAGGAACTTTATTTAAAGATAATATAAAGATAATTCCTGAAATAAATAATTGGTATGTATGGCCATCTTATCTTGATCATTCTCCAGAACCAGGATATATAGAAGAAGAAAGAATTGTAATAGCTTGTGCTATAGGAATAAAAAATAGTATATGAAATTTAAAGAAGCATCTTGGAAAAGTTTTATCGTAACCACTAATACACCTATATTTACACATGAAGAATGTGATGAAATAATTAAAACCGGAAGACAGTGTTTAAAAATTAAAGGAACAGTATTTGAACAAAAATCAATTGAAAATATAAGAGATTCTAATATTAGTTGGATTCCTTTTGAAAAATTAAAACCTATGTACGACCGTTTAAATGATGTTGTTCATCAAATAAATAATAATTTTTTTGGATTCGAAGGAATTCAAATTAATGAATTAGCACAATATACTGAATATGATCCAGGAGGTTTTTATGATTGGCATGTTGATATGTCTTTAGATGGTAAAAAACACCCGCCAATTAGAAAAATATCTATGTCAGTTCTACTTTCAAATGAAAATGAGTTTGAAGGTGGAGACTTAGAAATAATGGACACAGGTAGAAAAGCAAAATTAATAAGAGGACAGGCGTTGTTTTTTGCGTCTTTTATTAGACATAGAGTCTCTCCTGTAATTAAAGGAAATAGAAAATCTTTAGTTGTATGGTTTGGAGGACCTGCTTTTAAATGATAAAAGAATATTATTTTCCAACACCTATTTATATAAAAGACATTGATATTAATACAGAAATAGAAAAAAATATAATAGAGTGGAGTAAAAAAGAAAAAGGTATTTTAAGAACAAATGTTAAAGGTTGGCATTCTTCAACAGATATGCATTTAAAAAAAGAATATTTATCTTTAATAAATGAATTAGTTAAAATGCAAAAAGAAATTTATATAGATCAACATTTAGATGGGGAACCTATTTTAGGTAATATGTGGGCTAATATTAATCAACAAGGTGCATATAATAAAACACATATTCATCCAAATTCTTTATGGTCTGGTGTATATTATGTTAAAACTCCAGAAAACTGTGGAAACTTATATATAGAAGATCCCAGATTAGGATCTGATTTTATTTCTCCCAAAAGAAAAAAGAATAATGAAAAAGAATTTTGGAAAACTGTTAATTATAAACCAATAGCTGGAAGGATTATAATGTTTCCAGCGTGGTTATCACATGGAGTAGAAATCAATTTATCAAATGATATACGAATATCTGTATCTTTTAATTTTATACAACAATGAGTTTTAAAGACAACAAATATACCATAGTAAAAAACGCTATTTCTTATGAACTAGCTAATTTTTGTTTTAACTATTTTCTCTTAAAAAGAGATACTGTTAAATTTGCATATGATAACAGTCTAGTTTCTCAATCTGAATTTTTAGGTAAATTTAACGATCCACAGGTTTCTAATAGTTATGCTCATTATGGTGATTTTGTTATGGAGACATTGATGATGAAATTGTTACCTTTAATGAAACAAAAAACAGAACTAGATTTAATTCCTACTTATTCTTATGCAAGAATTTATGAAAAAGGTAATGAATTAAAAAAGCATAAAGATAGACCTAGTTGTGAAATATCTACCACATTAAATTTAGGTGGTGATCTTTGGCCTATATTTGTAGACAATAAAAAAATAGAATTAAATGTAGGAGATATGCTAATATATAGAGGTTGTGAATTAGAACATTGGCGTGAGATATTTGAAGGAAATTTATGCGGTCAAGTATTTTTACATTATAATGATATTAATGGTCCTTATTCTATTGAAAATTTTTATGATAAAAGACCAATGTTAGGTCTTCCCAATTCTTAATTTTTGTAATAAAACTACTTATTTAAATAAAATAAGTAAGATTTATTATGTTTTTTGGTTCAACCTCATTTTCTACGGCTCCTTTTGCGTCTATAGAACGAGTAAACGCAACCGTTGCTGTTACTGGTAGTAGAATAAATGCCTCAGTAGGTGATGTAACAGTCACAGCTGATGCAAATGTAAATGTTACCGGTAATCAATTAAATGTAGCAACAGGGACAGCTACAGTTACAGCTGATGCTAATGTAAATGTTACAGGTAACCAACTAAACTTTACAATCGGAGACGTATCAGTAACAGGAGACGCTAATGTAGATGTTACTGGTAATCAATTAAATGTAGCAACAGGAACGGCTACAGTCACAGCTGATGCTAACATTAATGTCACAGGAAATAGACTAAACTTTACTATTGGAGATGTTACAATAACAGGTGATGCTAATGTAGATGTCACAGGAAATCAATTAAATGTATCTACCGGAATAGCTACAGTTACAGCAGATGCTAATGTAGATGTCACAGGAAATAGACTAAACTTTACTATTGGAGATGTAACAGTAACAGGTGATGTTAATGTAGATGTTACAGGTGAACAATTAAATGTATCTACAGGAATAGCTACAGTTACAGCAGATGCTAATGTAGATGTCACAGGTGAACAATTAAATGTTGCAACAGGAATAGCAACCGTTACAGCTGATGCTAATGTAGATGTTACCGGAAATAGAATTAACGCTTCAATTGGTGATGTCACAGTAACAGGTGATGCTAATATAGACATAACTGGTGAACAATTAAACGTATCTACTGGAACAGCAACAGTCACTGCAGACGCTAACGTGCCTGTTACAGGTAATAGAATTAATGCTGCAATAGGAGATGTCACAGTAACAGGTGATGCTAATGTAGACGTAACTGGTGAACAATTAAATGTCTCAACAGGAACTGTTTCAGTTACAGCAGACGCTAACGTTAATGTTACAGGTAATCAACTAAACTTTGCAATCGGAGATGTTACCGTTACCGGAGATGCAAATGTAGATGTAACCGGTGAACAATTAAATGTATCTACAGGAACTGTTTCAGTTACTGCAGACGCAAATGTAAATGTAACTGGTGAACGATTAAATTTAGATACAGGAACTGTTGCAGTCACTGGAGACGCAAATGTAAACGTAACAGGAAATCAATTAAACTTCGCAATCGGAGATGTTACAGTTACTGGAGATGCTAATGTAGATGTAACTGGTGAGCAATTAAATGTTTCAACAGGAACCGTTTCAGTTACAGCAGATGCAAATGTAAATGTAACAGGAAGTCAACTAAACTTTGCAATTGGAGATGTTACAGTTACTGGAGACGCGACTGTAAATGTCACTGGAAATAGAATCAATGCTTCAATTGGTGATGTCACAGTAACAGCAGATGCTAATGTTTTTGTAACTGGAAACAGATTAAATATTAACACAAATAATGTATTTATCAGAGCTTGGAGTGAAATTGATCCAGGTGTAGATCAAACATGGACTCCAATTTCAACAGGAGCAATAAATACATGGACCGAAATAGATCCTGTAGGGCTTCCTCCAACTCCATAAAACATTGACGTTTTAAAAAATTAATATATTATACTAACATACAAGGAGATAAATATGGCATCGAGTTATTCAACAAACGCTAAACTTGAATTAATGGTTACTGGAGAAAAATCTGGTACATGGGGTGGAATTACAAACACTAATTTACAAATCTTAGAACAAATAGCTACAGGTTATTTAAGTTTAGCTGTAGGTGGTGCAGATGTAAATTTAGCTTTATCTGATGGCGCTACTTCAAATGGTAAAAATTTATATTATAAATTAACTGGAACTTTAACAGGTAATAGAACAGTTACTATGCCTGATACAGCAGAAAGAGTTTTTATTGTTGAAGATGCAACTACAAGAACTACTAGTAATTATACTTTAACTATTTCAACAGTATCTGGAACAGGAGTTACTTTACCTGTTGGTGGTAAAGCTTTGGTTTATTCTGATGGTACAAATATTAATCAAGGTTTAATTACAAAAGGATATAATACAATTACTGATTCAAACAGTCCTTATACCGCTGTTGCAAATGATCAAATTTTAGCAAATACTACTTCTGGAACTATAACCGTGACTTTACCTGCAACTCCTTCTACAGGAGATGAAGTAACCATTATTGATGCAAGAGGCACTTTTAATACTAATAACTTAACTGTTGGTAGAAATGGTGAGCCTATAAATTCAGCTGCATCGGATTTAACTTTAAGTACAAATGGTCAAGCAATTACTTTAGTTTACGTAGATGCGACAAGAGGTTGGGCATACAAAACAAATACAGCATAAGGAGCTTGGAGCATGGCTCTTATTGATTTTAAATTATTACCTGGAATAGATAAACAGAATACCAGTGCAGGTGCAGAACAGCGTTGGGTAGATTCTGATAATGTAAGATTTAGATATGCTTTACCTGAAAAAGTTGGAGGATGGCAGTCTCCTATTAAAGAATCTATTGTTGGTGTTGCAAGACAGATGTATGCTTTTGCTGATTTAGAAGGTAATAAATATATTGCAATTGGTACAGATAAATTTTTACTTATATATTATGATGGTGAACTCTATGATATTACACCTTTAAAAACAACTTTATCATCTGCTACAATTGAAACTACAGCATCTTCTAATCAAGTAACGATTGGTTATACTAGTCATGGATTGAGTGAAGGTGATATTATTTTATTAGATAATACACTTTTGCCAATAGGCACAGGATATAATCCAACTGATTTTGATGATAAACTATTTCAAGTAACAAGTGTTACTGATGCTGATAATTTTGTAATTACACAAAGTTCAGCTGCAACCGGTAGTGCAGGACCGGGTGGATCTATAGACATAACTCCATATGAAACTGTAGGTCCTCAAACACAAACATACGGTTATGGATGGGGAACAGGAACATGGGGATCAAGTACTTGGGGCACGGCTAAAACTTCAAGTGATGTGATTCTAGAACCAGGCCTCTGGAGTCTTGATAATTATGGACAAGTTTTAATTGCAACTATTGCAAATGGAAAAACATTTACTTGGAATGCAGGAGCTGTAACTCCATTAGCAGTTAGAGCATCTACAAGTACTTCTGGTTTTGAAACAACCAACAATCCAACTGCAAGTAGATTTTCTATGGTTTCTCCTACAACAAGATATTTAGTTCAATTTGGAACTGAAACGACTATTGGAGATGCAACGACTCAAGATGATATGTTTATAAGATTTTCAGATCAAGAAAATATTAATGACTATACTCCAACTAGTATTAACACAGCAGGATCACAAAGATTACAAGATGGAACTAAATTAATGGGAGTTGTAAAAGCAAAGGAAACTATGTTGGTTTGGACAGATAATGCATTATTTGATATGCGATTTATAGGTCCTCCTTTTACTTTTGGTTTTCAACAAGTTGGAACTAGTTGTGGATTGATTGGTAAAAATGCAGCGATAGAAATAGATGGTATTGCTTTTTGGATGAGTCAAAAAGGATTCTTTGCTTATGATGGTACAGTTAGATCATTACCTTGTTCTGTAGAAGATTATGTATTTGACGATATAGATACTACAAAAGGTCAACAAATTTATGCTGGAATTAACCATCTTTATACAGAAATAATTTGGTATTATCCTTCTGCTAATTCAGATTATAATGATAAATATGTAATATATAATTATGTAGATAAAGTATGGTATACTGGAACTGAAGCTAGAACTTCTTGGGTAGATGCTGAAATTTATCCTAAACCTTTTGCAACTAAATTCACGGATCAGGCATCAGGGACCTTTCCTGTTGTAATAGGGGAATCAGGATTAGGTAAAACTCAATTATTTGAACATGAAGTAGGCACAGATCAAATAGATGAAAATGGAACTGTAACTACTGTTACTTCTTATATTAAGTCTTTTGATTTTGATTTACAGAGTCAAGGCGGAATAGCAGGAGAAGTATTTTTAGCTGTAAGAAGATTTGTACCTGATTTTGAATCTATTCAAGGTAATGCAAAAGTAACTTTAGCAATTAAACGATACCCACAACAATCTGATAGTACAAGCACTTTAAGTCCATTTACAATAGATTCAACTACAACTAAAAAGGATACAAGAGCAAGAGGAAGATTTGTAAATATAAAAATAGAAAATGATTCTAGTTCTGAGTCTTGGAGATTTGGAACGTTTAGATTAGATATACAACAGGATGGTAGAAGATAATGGCAAAAATAAATGTAAGAGTTCCAGAACCAAAAGATAAATATGATATCTCTACTCAAAAACAAGTTAATAGAGCTATTAAATCAATTGTTGAACAATTAAATAGTACCTTTTTACAAGACTTAAAAGAAGAAGATGAAAGATATACTTGGTTCAAAGGTGGAGGAGGTTGTTAATGAGTTCTTGTAATAATGTAAATACAGAACCAACCGTAATCGGTGGTGGAAATGGATCAAATGCTTATGATGCATTTGGAAGATTAAGAGTTTCTAATCCATTTACTATTTTTGATAGTACAAATGTAATGTCAAAAAATAATCTTTTTGATGAATCTTTAACT